CTTGGGGTTAATCGAAGAACAATTGATAAGACAATGCAGCGCATCGAAAGGTTTGCAGCATCCAAGGCAGTTGCCCCTCATAAGAGCGTAGACAGGGAAACAATGGAAGGCTTTGATGCCAAGCGGGTGTCTACGGCTTACAAAGAAGACGGATCAATAGCCTTGCAATGGGTTATTCAAGAGCCACAAAAGCGCAATATGCAGGAAAAGATTGATGCTTTGATGGAAGGGATGACTGATGACCTTACTGGCTTTAAGTTGCCTGTTGATCAACCCGCAACACTTGATGACGATTACCTAGCCATGTACATGATTGGCGATCACCANTTNGGNATGTTAGCTGACTCAGAAACTAANATTGATGACGATGACTGGGACGTAAAGATAGCAACTCAGATATTGATTGATGCTACTGACAGATTGGCTAACAGGGTTGGGGATGCTCACACTGGTGTATTACTTAATGTTGGTGACTTCTTCCATGCTGACAGCAGTGCTAATACCACCACTAAAGGAACGCCAGTAGATGTTGATACGCGCATAGGCAAGACCTTTAAGTTGGCTGGTAGATTGTTTCAAGTGCTTATAGATAAGATGCTTGAGGTTCATAGCGAAGTAGTAGTAATTAATGTTAGGGGTAACCATGATTCTGATATGGCTTGCCATTTATCTAGTTGCTTAGAGCTTCTTTATAGCGAAGAACCCCGCGTTAATGTGTTACCAAACTACTCAAAGTTTATTCACTACCAGTGGCACAATAATTTGTTTGTCTTTCATCATGGTGACCGCATGAAGCATGAGCAAATATTGCAGGCAGTTATTAAGAACCTTGATAACGAATGGAGCCAGTCTAAGAATAGATACTGTCACCTAGGTCATATTCACCACCATACGGCCAGAGAAGTTGGCTCTATGCACTTTGAACACTGGGGAAGCCTTACCGCTACAGATCAATGGCACTCAGATTCAGGATACGGTGCAGAGCGTTCTATGACGGCTGTGGTATATCACAAGCAACATGGCGAAGACTCTAGGGTAAAAATAAAGGTGGAAACATGAGTAAGGTAATTGAATTCCCTATGTATGGCATCAAAGTTAAAAAGATGCATTGTGATTGCGGCTTACCTCTTGAGTACTGGCTTGGTTCTGACGATTGCGCTTATGGTATGTGCCCTCGCTGCAACCTTGACAACCCTGAAGAACTTACAGTTCCACTGGAGGAAATACATTGATAAATAAAGCAAATAAAAGCGAATGGGAAAGACTTAGACAGGAACACCCGCCATTAGATTTTAATGCTCGCGCTGTAGATTTTGATGTTGATGAGCCAGATGCAGTAAATAGCCCTGATCATTACGCAAGCGGTGGCATTGAGTGCATTGATGCAATCGAAGAATCTATGGCTTCTTATGCGTTTCATGGTTACCTAAAAGGCAACTGCCAGAAATACCTTTGGAGGTACGAGGCAAAAGAAAATCCGATACAGGACTTGCAGAAATGCCGTTGGTATTTAGATAAGCTAATTGCAACGCTGGAGAAAGAAGAATATGGCGAAGCGTAAGAAGTCCACCATATCGCAGGAGGTAGAGAAGGCTGCAAAGCTCTTACAGCGACTTGTACGGTTGAAGGCATCAGATGACAACGGATACTGCCAGTGCGTTACCTGCGGCAAAATAGACCACTATAAGAACATGCAGGGTGGTCATTTTATGCCAAGGGGTAGAACGGTATTCAAGCTATTTGAAGAAAATATACACGTTCAATGCCCAGCCTGTAATCTTTGGGGCATGAAACAGGCGCACTACGTCTTGCGATACAGGCAATGGATGGTTGATAACTACGGTGAGAATCGCATTAGGGCAATGGAGCGGCTTGCTTGGAGAGCTTCACCTAAGTTCGACCGAGAGGAAGTGATCCAGTTCGCCAGAGACTTAAAGGAGCAAATCAAAGATCAGGAGTGGCGCATAGGTGAGATGTAAAGTTATAAGAACAAATCCTTTATTACATAACGGTATAAGCAAAACTGTACATTACCTAAGAATGAGCGCATAGTTACACCTCATTCAACGAAACAAGGTTTACCCCATGAACATTATCGAATCAGTTACTAACCGCATCGAATCTTACCGCAAAGAAAATAAAAGCCCCTGCAAAAGCTACGCTACCCAAGCGGCAGCGGAAAAAGCAGTTGCTAAGATTGCTAAGATGGTGGGTGAGCATCACATGCTTGATCATCCTGCAAATTACGTTGTATTTTTTAACGAAGCATGGGGCAGATGGAATGCAGCAATTGATATTAATGGGGTTACTTCTAACCCTAAATCTTGTGGCGGCTATGTTGGCCTAGCTTGTGATAAAGGTTTTTACACTTATTAATTCAACCGCCCCTACGGGGGCAATCAAAAAACCAAGGGGAACAAAATGAACAAATATTCACTGAGTTACAATCAAGTCAAAGCCCGCGATGAATCCACAGAAATCAGGTCAGAAAACCGAATTGGGTTGGTAGGCATCATTATTTTGTTTGCGCTTTATGTCACTGTCTCAACTATGGGCTACAACGACTGTATCAATCTGGGGGTGTGCTAATGACTATCCAAGCCGTTAAAGAAAACCTTGAGCTGCTGATCAACAACATTCAATCATCTTATAAAAATTGGGATGGCGATTTAATTGATTTAAGTGATTACGACAAGGATTCGGCTTGTTATTCGTTTTTGTTACAAATGGATAGCTGGCTTGATGATGTCTTGCCTCCTTGTATTATTGATCAGAAATCGTTTTTGGATAAGCTATACCATGACCTTGAGTCTGATGCGTGTTCAATCCTTCTTAAAAATGCTATTTATTTACACCTTGAGCCAACGTTAAGTGATCTAGTTCAGGAGGCGTATGATTGCGTCAACAACATCCAACCAGAGCCGTTCGCTGGCTATGAGAGGGGAGAGTAATGAATATCTTATTTAGTGTTATTTTTTTAGTGGTTACATCTATGCTTCTTCAGGGAGCATGGTTAATGGTTCAAGATCGAGAGCGCGAATACGAAAAGCGCCAAGAAGAAAGGGCAAAGAAATGAATGATATTAAGCAAATGATAGATCAAGCGCATAAAAGTGCTGACCAAGCGATAAAGAAGGCGCAAAGAAATGCGAAAATGGCATCAGTGAAAGAATATTTAACTAAGCCAGTTGTAATTTATAGATTACACTTGGGAGTAATGATAATCTCTTTGTTTGGCTTCATAGCCTACGAATTATTTATCTATTAGCCAAGGGCGCAAGCCTTCCTCCTGCCAGCCTTATCCACTGGTGTGCTGCAACGGATTAGGCCAAGGTCACTTTGTACCTTTTGACCCAGATTCGTCCACTGGGGAGCTGAAACGGACTACCAATGAAAAATGAGTTAAAATATCGTGATGAAAATTAAAATGTACCCGCTTATAGAGCGGATAGTTGAGGAAGGAATAGACGCAGGGTGGAACAGGGCGCATAAACACACCGACAACCCTATTGAGGAAACTGTTAAATCATGCATTGAAGAATACATAATGAATGGTTTTGATGAATATTTTGATTTTGATAAAGAAGATTAACAAATTCTAAATGGTAACTAAAATAACCATACCATTTATGATATTACCCCCATGCTAAACCATCATTTCAAATCATAACTGATAGTCTTTACAATGCGCCTTCATTCACTCACCAAGGGGCAACCGTGATTATCTACATGATCATCTTCGTAGTAACTTCGCTACTCGCTGTAGCAGCTCAAGACCTTAGTTAGTTTACATTTCCGTTTAAAACGTCCACAATACCCCTAATCAACTACTCTTGGGGGTAGAAATGGAACGTTCAGAAATATCAATTAAGCTAGAATTATGCTTTCAATTTGAGTTAGATGATCTCATTAATAGATTTGATGCTATTATGGAATCACTAATGGAGATTGATGTTCAAAGAAATCAGGTAAGAGATGCCATTAACGAATGGTGTATCTCCGTTGATACCGAGATTCAAAATCAAGAAGCGGTTACAGCAGATAGCTTTCTTGAAGATATGGGCTTTGCCCTTGCTGCTGATGAAGTATTTGGTACGGAAGTATGACAGGCAGACCACCGTGGATACCCACAGAAGAGATATGCGAAGAGGCCCGTGAAATGGCTTCTAGGGGCTTAACTGTATCTCAGATAGCCGATTGCCTTGGTATTGGTGAGCGTACAGTATACGAAAAGCAGAACGATTATCCGCAGTTCATGCAGGCTATAAAAGAAGGAAGGAGCCAAGGAATCAATCAAGTGACCAACGCTTTGTTTGAAAAAGCCATTGAGGGCGACAATACCTGTATGATTTTCTACCTCAAGACAAGAGATCGAGAAAGCTGGGGCGAGCAATACATTGAGCCTATCAAAGAAATTCCACCGATACAGATCACTATAGACCCCCGTGCAATTAACCCTACCGCAGAGTGAAATATTCGTATCGACTAGCCGCTTCGTTTCCGTTGTGGCTGGTAGACGATTCGGTAAGACTTTTCTGTCTACTGGAAAGCTATTAGAGCAGGCAATCAAGTCGCCTAACCGCAATGTCTGGTATGTCGCCCCCACTTACGGAGCCGCCAAAGAGATTGCTTGGGATATGCTGATCGCATCTATACCGCCTGAGTATATAGCTAAGACAAACGAAACCAGCCTAACCCTACGCCTTATCAATGGTTCTGTAATCGCTTTAAAAGGAGCAGAGAAGCCAAACAACTTACGCGGACGAGCTTTAGACTTTGTTGTCCTTGACGAGTTTGCAGATATGAGGCCAGAGGCTTGGTACGAGGTTCTCCGACCTTCGCTATCTGATAGGCAAGGGGGTGCGCTTTTTATTGGTACACCTAAAGGCCGTAATCATTTTTACGATCTATGGGCTAAAGCAAAGGATGGCGCGACAGATTGGCAGTCTTTTCAGTACACAACACTGCAAGGCGGCAACGTCCCCCCTGAAGAAGTTGAAGCAGCCAGAGCTGACCTAGACGAAAGAACTTTCCAGCAGGAATACGAAGCAGCATTCGTAACGTATCAAGGGCTGATTTACTACGGGTTTAACCGCGAAGAGTCCGTATTGGATATGAAAGACGATAGTGGTACACTCCACATAGGTATGGACTTTAACCTTGATCCCATGTCAGCCGTTATATGCATACGAAAAGGCGGGAAGCTGTATGCCATAGACGAGATTGTCATGTACGGATCAAATACCGATGAAATGGTCGCGGAGATAAAAGATAGGTACGGTAATCGTAATATCATTATCTACCCTGACCCAGCATCAAGACAGCGCAAAACAAGTGCTGGTGGTCGCACAGATTTGTCGATCTTACAAAACGCAGGATTTAGCGTTAAGGCGAAAAACTCGCACGCATTGGTCAGGGATAGAATCAACGCTGTGAATAGTCGTTTACTGTCGGGTGATGGTGAACGGCATTTGTATATCTCACCGAAATGCAAGCAGACCATTAAGTCTCTTGAGAGGCAGACATACAAAGAAGGCACAAGTATTCCTAACAAAGATGATGGCTTTGATCACATGAACGATGCCCTTGGTTACTTGATAGAATACCTTTTCCCTGTTCGCACAGAATACGACACACCACAACCCACTAGGTGGACTTGATGAGATTGAACGCAGATACTACGCACCCTGATTACGACAAATATGAAAGCCGCTGGGAGTTCTATGCCCGCAGCTATTTGGGTGGAGAAGATTACTTTAATGGCGCATATCTGACGCGCTACATATCAGAAACCAGTGATGATTACGACCGCAGGCTAGACCTGACCCCGCTTGATAATCATGCTAAAAATATAGTCCACATCTACTCTAGCTTCCTTTGGCGCGTGCCGCCCACCAGAGCATTCAATTCAGCAGCAGGCAACGTAGCCCTAGAACCGTTCCTTGACGATGCTGACCTTGATGGCCGCAGCTTTAATGCTTTCATGCGTGAGTCTCAGATATGGGCAAGCGTCTACGGTCATGTGTGGATAATGATGGATAAGCCTAAGTCTACTGCTGGCACAAAGGCAGAAGAGCTGGCGCAAGAGATTCGCCCCTATGTGACTATGTTCACACCAGAAAACGTCCTTGATTGGAATTATGTTCGCAGCCCCAGTGGTCGCTTTGAGCTTGATTACCTGAAGGTGAGAGAGAGCGTTATCCGTGTAGACGAAACTACTACAGAGACTTATTACAGGGTCTGGTACAAAGATCGAGTAGAGCTATGGCATTCGGTTAATGACTTAGATAAACAGGTCGAAGTTGATGATAACGTGCTTGGCCGTATCCCTGCCGTATTCCTTCCTGCTAACAGAAGTATCACTAGAGGCATAGGGCTAAGTGACATATCAGATGCCAGTTATATGCAGCGGGCTATCTATCAAGAGCTTTCAGAAGTCGAACAGCTTATACGAATTTCAAACCACCCCACATTGGTTAAGTCTTTCGGGACTGATGCTAGTGCAGGTGCTGGCGCTATTATCAATATGCCTGATGATATGGATTCGAGCTTAAAGCCTTATCAGCTACAGCCGAGCGG